GTTGGCGTCCATTATATGCGGTTGTTTACGTTTGTCAAGCGTATGTGTTAGATCGGTTTGGCTTAATAAAAGCTCGTGTTATAACTTCAGTTTGTGGGGCTTTGGTGGCTATAGATGTTGCCGCCTGAGTATCCACACTTCACCTGTGCCAACATCGCCCCGGCTTCTCGCGCCAACCCATGCAAACCAAAGGCGCGGCCCTATGCAAAACCCATGCCAACTTTGGCACAACTAACGCGCGCCTGGGCGCACGCGCGTAACTGTGGCGGCAAGGGCTGCCTGTGCTTTTGCATGTGCTTCCCAAGGCCAGCAAATGCGCGGGCTTTGCTACTTTGGAATGCCACGCTGTAACATGGGCCGGGAGGGGCTTGGGCGTGCGCGGGCGGCGGTGGTTCCCTCCTCGGCACAAAATAAGCCAAAATACCGCAAAAAAGCCCCTTCAGTCGTCTTTAGAAACACACAAGTAACTCCCTGTTTTAACACAAGAAGCTTTAGTTTCCATGCGCCCCAATAAATAGCTTGACTTTTGTCTTAAATTCTGCTAAAATATAGTTATACTTACGTAGTTAGTTAGGTATATTTCTTAGTTTATTTCTTTTGTTCTTTCTTAGATAACGGCTTAAGAAAAATAAAAGAAATAACCTAAGCAATACTTAAGTACACTATTAGTTTAAACTTAAGTTACCTGTGCCACCAACATTATGTGTCACTTTAAGAGATATGTGTGTACTTATGCCCCCTAATTCAACAAAAGAAGCAACAAAAGCAACTAAAAGAGGCCGTGGAAGACCTCGGAAGTCTGAGATAGCTGCTGTAAAGCCAGGAAACAAAGGTGTTATAGGCAGGCCAAAGGGCGACGCTGCTATTATCAACGAGTACAAAGCTCGTATGTTGGCTTCCCCTAAGTCAAGAAAAGTCCTAGAGACTATCTTTGACGCAGCTTTAGACAACGACCATAAGAATCAAGCGGCTGCTTGGAAGCTTGTGATGGACCGTGTACTGCCTGTGGGCATCTTTGAGCGTGAAGTGTTAAAAGACGGCGGAAGAAGTGCTATACAGATCAATATATCTGGAGTGGGTGCTGTGTCTTTAGAAGGTGAAAACCAAGGACAAGTAGTCGAAGGTGAAGTAATCAGTGAATCTTAAGTACTTTTCTAGAGTCGAGTTTGACTGTCAAGTCACAGGGAAAAACGACATGAACCCTGTCTTCCTTGAGAAGCTAGACGCCTTAAGACATGCCTGTGGTTTTACGTTTATTATTTCTTCGGGCTACAGACACCCGACGTTACACCCTATAGAATTTGCTAAGAAAGTACCAGGAACCCACGCCCAAGGGATAGCAGCAGACATTCTTGTGAGAAACGCAAATCAACGCTACTGCATCGTAAAGAAAGCAACTGAATTAGGCTTTAAAGGAGTAGGTGTCCACAAGTCTTTTGTGCATGTAGACATAAGGTCTGTAGAAGACCCAGTACTTTGGCTGTACTAATGCCTAATACTTCTCAAGACTATAAGAATACGCTTGCAAAACAGCTCGACTTAAACTGGGACGGCGCAGTGTTTACCGAAGAAAAACATCCTGAGACACGACAAGATTCAAGAAAGCAGAAAAAAAGAAACCATAAGCCTAGCCTTTGTCAAGCACAGAATTAAACATAGAGTTACTCCCCTGGCAACAGGAAGTATGGGAGGACGACTCACGGTTTAAAATAGTCGCTGCCGGTAGACGGACAGGGAAGTCCCGTTTAGCCGCTTGGATGCTTATTGTAAACGCACTACAGGCTGACAAAGGCCATGTGTTTTACGTTGCGCCAACACAGGGTCAGGCTAGAGACATCATGTGGCAGACGCTGTTGGAACTAGGCAATCCTGTGATTTCAGGTAGCCACATCAACAACCTACAGATTAAGTTGATTAACGGGGCCACGATCAGTCTAAAGGGGGCTGACAGACCAGAGACAATGCGTGGTGTGTCTCTAAAGTTTCTAGTGTTAGACGAATACGCAGACATGAAGCCTGACGTGTTTGAGCAGATACTTAGGCCGGCGTTGACTGACCAAAAAGGATGTGCAGTCTTCATAGGAACGCCAATGGGTCGTAACCACTTCTACGACCTGTACAAGTACGGTGAGCTAGGTTCAGACGAAACGTACAAAACCTGGCACTTTACGTCTTACGACAACCCGTTGTTGGACCCAGACGAGATAGACACAGCTAAGAAAAGCATGTCTAGCTATGCGTTCCGCCAAGAGTTTATGGCTTCTTTTGAAGCCCGTGGCTCTGAGATGTTTAAAGAAGACTGGGTAAAGGTTTCTGAAGACCAACCAACGGAAGAAGGTGACTACTACATAGCAATTGACTTGGCAGGTTTTGAAGAAGTCAATAAGAAAAGAACTAAGAACAGTAAATTAGACGACACAGCTATTGCTGTTGTTTTGGTTAACGAAAACGGTTGGTTCGTAGAAAACATTATTTACGGGCGTTGGACTCTTGAAGAAACGGCACAGAAGATATTTCAAGCCGTTAGAGACTATAAGCCCCTTAGCGTTGGTATAGAAAGAGGAATTTCTAAACAAGCCGTTATGTCTCCTCTAGTTGATCTACAGAAGAGACACGGGACGTTCTTCCGCGTTGAGGAGCTTACCCACGGTAATAAGAAAAAGACTGCTAGAGTGATGTGGGCTTTACAGGGTCGTTTTGAAAACGGACAGGTTACGCTTAAGAAGGGAGACTGGAACATTAAGTTTTTAGACCAGTTATTTCAGTTCCCTGATCCGCTAACTCACGACGACTTAGTTGACGCTTTGGCTTACGTGGACCAACTTGCCAACGTAGCTTATGACTATGACTATGAACTTGACAATAACGAAATACTTGACGTGGTAGCGGGATACTAATGACAGAAAAAAAACAACCAGAGTTTGTTGATAGAATTAATAATCCTGAAAATTATCCCTACATAAAAAATAAAAACGGGTCTGTCTCAACCCACCGCATGGCTGCTGAGTTTAATGATAAAACCGGAAAGTGGCTGGTGTTTCCTAGAATTCAGTTTGACGGAAAGTCTTTAAAGCAGTTTAAAACGAATAAAGAAGCAATGGATAATGCAATAGCAACAAAAAACTTTTTGCAGATGCCTTCAAAAGAAAAAGCCCTTGATTATGCAAAAAACGGATATAAAAGGGGAACTGCACTAGAGACTTTTAACCCTCTAGTAAAAAAAGCAAAGAACGCTAAAACCTTTATAGAGGCGGTGGAATAAACCATGAGTGAACTATACGAAACAGACCCTTTGTTAATAGAAGAGTCCATAGAAGACTGGGTAATTACTAAATGTGACGACTGGCGAGACCACTTTGAGTCTAACTACTCCTCACGCTTCGACGAGTACTACAGACTCTGGAGAGGTATCTGGGACGCTGCTGACAGCGAAAGAGCCTCTGAACGGTCACGGATTATCGCACCTGCTTTACAACAAGCTGTTGAGTCTAACGTAGCGGAATTAGAAGAAGCTACTTTTGGACGTGGTAATTGGTTTGACGTAGCAGACAACTTAGGGGACTCGTCTAAGGAAGACGTGATGTTTCTAAGGCAGAAACTAACAGAAGACTTTGAGTCTTGTGGCATCCGTAAAGAAGTTGCGGAATGTCTTATTAATTCAGCGGTGTTTGGCACTGGCGTGGGTGAGATTGTTCTTGAAGAAATGAAAGAAATGACACCAGCAACTCAGCCGATTATGGACGGAGACTTACAAGCTGTTGGTGTTAATGTACAAGAAGTTGTAAAAGTAAAGCTCAAACCAGTGCTTCCTCAAAACTTCCTTATTGACCCGATGGCAACGTCTGTTGAGGCAGCTATGGGAGTAGCTATAGATGAGTTCGTAAGCTTGCATCAGATAGAAGCCCTGCAAGAACAAGGTATTTACATAGACACGCCCGTTGGTTCGTCCATGCCCGACACCGACCTAGAGCCGGACCAAGACCTCACTATTTATAGCGACAACGAAAAAGTACGTCTAACTAAATACTACGGTTTAGTTCCCCGCGCTCTCTTAGAAGACTCCTTACGAGACCCTGAAGACGAAGAAGAAGAGGAAGAGGAAGAAGTAGAAAACCTCGTGGGAGAGGGTCCAGAGGAACAGACAGACTCTAAGTACGTGGAAGCTATTGTAGTTATAGCCAACGGTGGTGTTCTTTTGAAGGCAGAAGAAAACCCCTACATGATGCAAGACCGACCTGTAGTGGCTTTTCCTTGGGACGTAGTTCCGGGACGCTTCTGGGGTCGTGGTGTTTGCGAAAAAGGGTACAACTCGCAGAAAGCACTTGACACTGAGCTTAGGGCTAGGATTGACGCCTTAAGTCTTACGATACATCCTATGATGGCGATAGACGCGACGAGGATGCCGAGAGGAGCTAAACCTGAGATACGCCCTGGCAAGATCATACTAACCAGTGGAGACCCTCGTGAAGTTCTACAACCGTTTAACTTTGGACAAGTCAGTCAAATTACTTTTTCTCAAGCTGCTGCACTCCAGCAAATGGTACAACAAGCAACAGGAGCAGTGGACTCCGCAGGCATTGCAGGTTCTGTCAATGGTGAAGCTACTGCCGCTGGTATTTCTATGTCTCTTGGTGCTATTATCAAGCGGCATAAACGAACCTTAATTAACTTTCAGCAGTCTTTTTTGATTCCTTTTGTAAAGAAGGCTGCTTATCGGTACATGCAGTTTGATCCTGAAAACTATCCTGTAGCTGACTACAAATTTAATGCAAGTAGTACGTTAGGCATTATGGCTAGGGAATATGAGGTGACGCAACTTGTGCAGTTGTTGCAGACAATGCAACAAGATTCTCCGCTGTACGCCACACTTGTGCAGTCTATTATAGACAACATGAACCTCTCTAATAGAGAAGAGCTTATTGCTTCAATGCAGCAGGCATTAGAACCGAATCCTCAAGAACAAGAGGCAGCAGGTGTTGTACAACAGGCACAACTTGCGTTCCAGCAGTCTCAGACAGACGCGCTTGCTGCACAGGCTAAAGAGTCTGCTGCTAGGGCTATCAAGCTGACAGTAGAAGCTGACACTGTGCCACGAGAAATAGAGATTGATCTTATAAATGCTGTTACAAGAAACTTACGTGAAGGTGACGCTGACGACAGAGAGTTTGAAAAACGTCTGAAAGTTGCTGACACACTCCTGAAACGCAGAGAAATTAAGAGTAAAGAAGATGCTAACAGACCAAGAACTGACGAAACTCCTGTTAACCGTGGAGAAGAACCTCAAACCCCGGTGGAACCGCTTAGAAGCGTTAGAGCTACAGGTCAAGAAGCTAGTAGAAACTCTGGAGACCTTATCTAGTGATAAGAAAAAAGAAAGAACCCCGACTAGCAAAAGCAAAAGTAAGCGGGTACAACAAACCAAAAAGGACGCCTAATCATGCGACAAAGTCACATGTTGTTGTTGCAAAGGAAGGGGATAAGGCTGCAACAATCCGCTTTGGCGAACAGGGCGCGAAGACGGCAGGGTCTTATAGGAAAGGGGAAAGCGCCGCAACAACCAAAAAAAGAAAGTCATTTAAAGCAAGACATGGTAAAAACATAGCAAAAGGTAAAATGTCGGCAGCTTATTGGGCGGACAAGGTAAAATGGTAACTTAACTTAAAACAGGAGACAATTATGATGTTTTTGGACATCTTATGTTTTGTTGGGATTCTAACGGTACTAGGAATGTCCTTTACGGTAGAGAAAACAAGTAGACAACAAAGTATTGACAAACGAGAAGGAATCAGTAACCCCTTCCAAAACTACTAAATAAGGAGTGTGATCCAGAATGCCACAAGGTAAAGGAACTTACGGTAGTGTCCGAGGACGCCCCAAAGAAAAGAAAAAAAGCTATAAAACAAGTTATTCCCCTAAAATGAAAAGAAGCAGAAAAAGATGAGAAAAGACTTGATTTTTGCTTTAATATCTGTTAAACTATAGATAATACTAAGGAAAATATGACTCCTGAGCTTGAAACCTACTTTAATAACTACAATCAGCTATTTAATCACCCCGGTTTTGAACAACTCGTAGAAGAACTTTCCAACAATATAGAACAACTTTCTGATGTTCAGACAATAAAAGACGAAGAAGAGCTTTTCTTCCGTAAGGGCCAACTCGCAGCCTTTCGTGCCGTCATAAATTTAGACGGTGCTATTGAAGCAGCACGAGAGCAAGCAGAAGCCCCTGACTTGGGAGAAGCATAAGATGCTTAAAGTCTACGACTTTTGTTGTCCTTCAGGACACGTATCTGAAAAATTTGTGCAAAGTGGCGTTACAACCAGTAGGTGCGGTTGTGGCAAAACGGCTACAAAACTACTGTCTGCCCCGGCTTTTATCCTAGACGGGTCTAGTGGGGACTTCCCCGGTAGACACCTAAAATGGCTAAAAGAACACGAACAAGCAGGCCGAGCTAAGACCCCTTCTCCATAATGGTTAAAATCACGGAGTTTAATTATGTCAAGAGCAGCTATGGTTGATCCGTATCCTCTCGCAACAGAGGAACAAGCAGAAGATACCTTAGAAAATGAAGACGAAGCAGAAGAGATTCAACAGATTGCAGATGAAGTTGAGCAACCTCAAGAAGAAGAACCCGCAGCAGTACCAGAGAAGTACTTAAACAAGTCTCTGGGAGAAGTTGTACAGATGCACCAAGAGGCTGAGAAGCTTCTGGGACGTCAGTCAACAGAGGTGGGAGAGCTTCGTAAAGCTGTGGACGACTACGTTACTAGTCAACCGCAGCAATCAGCACCTCAACATACAGTTGAGCCTGAAGATGATTTAGATTATTTTACGGACCCTCAAGCAGCCGTTAATCGTGCTATTGAGAATCATCCTAAGATTAAGGAAGCCGAACAGTATTCCAACCAGTACAAGAAACAGTCTTCACTGGCGGAACTTAAAGGCAAACATCCAGACATGCAAGACGTTCTTCAAGATGAGAAGTTTGTTAACTGGATAAAATCTTCTAAGATTAGGACTCAGTTGTTTGCAGAAGCTGACCAAAATTTTAATGCTGAAGCCGCTGATGAACTGTTTACGCTCTGGAAAGAACGTAGGACAGTTGCACAGCAAACCGTTGCTGTTGAAAAACAGGTGCGGAAGCAACAGTTAAAGGCAGCTAACACAGGCAGCGCACAGGGAAGCGGTGAGCAGACCCGTAGAAAAGTCTATCGTAGGGCCGACATTATTAAACTAATAAAAACTGACCCCGAACGTTATCAAGCTTTATCAGAAGAAATACTGAAGGCATACGCGGAGGGTCGAGTCAAATAACTAATGGAGTAATTGACTAATGGCTACTGCAACATATCCTGGCGCAGGTGGTAATACTGCGTTAACAGAAGCGGCAACTTTTGTCCCCGAAATTTGGTCGGACGAAATCATTGCTGCTTATCAAAAAAACCTGAAGATGGCTCCCCTTGTCAAAAAGATTACAATGACTGGCAAGAAGGGTGACAAACTTCATATTCCTAAACCAACCCGTGGTGACGCCGCTGCTAAATCAGCGGATACGGCAGTTACTATTATTGCCAACAC